AAACTATCAGGTTCATGCGAACATCTCAAGTTTCTTAGTCTTAACAGGAGTTGGAGCAACACCGCCTGTTCTTAGGCTTTATGTTGGAGGTGTAATGGTTCAGGAGAAATCTCTCTTAGCCCCGAATCCTACTGATGGAAGGTATCAAGAAGATAACTCTATGCTGTGGAGAGGTAATATCTTAAACACTGAAACCGTAGAGGTTAGATGTGAAACTGTGTCAGGTGCTGTAATAAACACAAATCACAGAGCAATGTTAATTAATAAAGAATCTTAGTCATGAGTTGTAACTGCGATAATAACTGTAATAATTGTGAAACATGTTTTGATGGCATCACAATCCCTGTAGGCCCAAAGGGAGATAAAGGGGATCAAGGTGAGCAAGGTCCTCAAGGTCCAATAGGCCCTCAAGGCCCAGAAGGTCCAGCAGGCCCAGAAGGCCCTCAAGGTCCAGCAGGTGATGCAGGCCCAACAGGTGATACAGGCCCTCAAGGTCCGATAGGTGCTACAGGTTCAGATGGTCCAATAGGTCCTCAAGGCCCTCAAGGATTACCTGGAGACCCAGGTGTAGCAGGTGCCGATGGTGCCGATGGTGCCGATGGTGCTGATGGTGTAAATTCTATATCCCTTAATGATTACATCGCAGGGACTCCAAATCAAACACTTGGAGCTTCAGCAATAATCACAGGAATGAATGACATTGCTGGTCAGGGTGATGGAAACTACCTTGTTCAGTATGTTCTGCACATGAAAACAGCAATGCCAGACAAGGTTCAGATTAAAGTTGCAGGTGTAACTGTAGACGAACTTGATATAGCAACACTTGGCCTTCCAGGTCCTCAAAGCATTACAAACTTTGCTGTATTGAACATCAATGATGGTCAAGAGATTCAGATTTGGGCGGAAGAAGCTGGTGGTACGGCTATTGTTGCTGCCTTTAAATACTCAGTGTTTAGACTTGGATAATGAGCGTAACTCAATGTGAAATAAACCAACAACTATTTAAGCTCAAGAGCTGTTCGGCTGACTTGGCTAAGAAGTATGTAGATGCTATAAGGTATGGCTATATACAGAAATCAGAGGAATATTTCAATAAATTGGTATATTTAAAAGGAATTATAGACGTATTTAATGACTACGAAATTAAAGGTAGTGCATACGTTGAAAATGGCATTTTACATAGATTTTGTAAAAAAGCTTACATTTCTGAAGATAATTCATTATCTTTGGAATCTCAGAACCAGAAGATTATATTAGAGGAATCAGATTTGAACTGTTTAACGAAAGAACAGTTATGTTGTTTAGCAGATAAGGTATCATTAATTTGTTCAACTTGTTTAACTTGTTAAAATAAACAATATGTGTGATTGTAACTCTAACTGTGGCTGTAGCGAATGTAATAGAGAAGACTGCTGCCCTCTTGGCTCAGTAGCCATCTATGATGATTGCGGTAAATTTGCTGGCTGCGTTTCCCCTGAAGAAGCAAAAGATTATAATAATAGTAAGCATGTCTGTGCTCCAGGCTATGCTAAAGCAATAGATCCTGTGACAGGAGAATTTGTAGGTTGTTTTGTACCTGCAGACTTCTCGGCTGTTATCGCTGATTTAACACCAGATATGAGGCTTGTAATGTCTTTATCTCATGTTAAGTGTAACGGAGATTCCACAGGTACAGCAAGTGTTCAAATTATAGGTGGTGTAGCTCCTTATACTATTAGTTATGGAGCCTCAAATCCTGCAGCTTTACCTGCTGGTAGCCATACTGTGCTTGTTACAGATAATAACGGACTAACTGCTTCAACTCAATTCACTATCATCGAACCAGATGCGATAAGTATTAACGCAACAACCACTGCAGACACCGGCTCTGGAGACGGAACAGCTTCGGCTAATCCTACAGGTGGTGTTGGACCATATACTTATGATTGGAGAGATAACGGTGGAAACCCAATAGGTCAAACCACAAGAACTGCTACCGGTTTAGCTGCTGGTACTTACCAAGTTTTTGTTACTGATGCTAACGGATGTGTTGTGAGCGATACAAATGTAGTAGTAGCTTAATGAAGTCATTAAACAATATAAAGAAAAGCAGACTTAAGAAAGCGATTTATACAAATCTCTTTCTTGGGGCTTTTTCTGTTTATTGCGTTCAAGTTATGAAGTATAATCCTGAGCTTGATTTAAGCAGTGTAGTAACTGCATGTATCACAGGAATTTTAACAATCACTACCATGTATATCGGTGGTGATTCTTACAGAAAATCAGATGCACAATGAATTTCGGATATGACAACATAATGAATATTTTTGATCGAAAGGGGTATAACTTCTTCGATGGAAATAAGCCATTCAACATCAATATTTTTGGCGTTAGAATGAAGACAGATACAAATGATTTTGATGATTATTTGTGTGTTGCATTTAGAGATGGGGATGGAGAAAAGGTAGTCCATGCTTGGCCTGCTACAACAGACCCAGGAAAACATTGGTTAGAGAATCCATTAAACACAAAAGGGACTGCGATTGTAGTTCCAGGACAATATCCAGGTTTATGGAAGATTGGTAAACACCAAGGAAAATACACTGCCTTAAGACAAAAAGGGAAGGTAAAAGTTTACAGAGACAATGACAAGGATGATGAGCACGACTTAGACCCATCTACTATTGATGAAGGAAAATATTTCGGAATCAACTGTCACAGGTCAAATCCTAAGTCAGAATCTTATATGGTAAACAAGTGGTCTGCAGGATGTCAAGTTTTCAAAAGAGTTGATGATTTCAATAAACTCATGAAGATTGTTAATGTTTCTGCCACTAAATACGGAAATAGCTTTACTTACACATTATTAGAAGAGTCTGATTTTGAATAAATGGATCACCATAGGATTAGTTGTAGTTTTCGCTGCGATTCTTTTGCAGAGAGAATGCTCTCATGCTGCTGAAAAGAATGAGATTGCGGAGAGCTATGATGCGATGATTGCATTTAAGGACGGTGAGCGTAACCAAATGAAGCGTAGCCTTGATTTAAAGACTCAGGACAGCATTATTATGTCTCAGAATATAATGTCTCAGAAAGTTGCTTTAGAGCAATTAGGTGAGGAATTAAGTGGGTACAAGAGTATTAATTCATACTTGAAATCTGAAGTAATCACAAGCGTAAAAAATCTTGAGGCTAAATATGACAACAAAAAAGATCCGCTTGATGGAATAAAGCTCAGAGATGGTAAGTACGTTCACATGAACGATGTAAATAAGCATTTCGTAAGAGTTCCAAATCCATTCACATACACTGATGATTGGATGACATTAAAAGGAACTGTAAAAAAAGAGAGTACAATCATAGATAGCTTAGGAATATTTAATAAATTTGACGCTATAATAGGCTACAAGAAACCAGAAGGCACTTTTGGCTTCTTAAAGAAGAAAAGCCCTGTTGTGGAGTTAAAATCTTACAATCCTTACACTAAGATAAACTACGTAAACAATGTCACTATAAAGGGTGACGACAACAAGGCAAAAAACATACTACTATCAAGACCTGCCTTTTTTATATATGGTATTATTGGTGGTAAAGTATTTTTAAATTAAATGATATGAGTTTAGTTAAAGTAACATCTAAAGAAAGAAACGGTGTAGAGTTCATTAAGAAACTCCTTATTGACACAGCAAGAGTGTCTGAGCCTATTATAGAGAACCTATCTGGGGAAGCTATAGTGGAGATAAATGAAACTCCAAAGCTACAAAACACTGTAAATCAAGGAAACAACAATGTTCAGTATGTATTAAACGAATCGGTTGCTGATTTTGTTTCTGCTGCAGGAACAAGCATGTTTGCTGGAACCGTTGTCACAAGAGAGGGTAGAGCCCCATCTGTTGCTAACTTTGGTTTTGTTGCCGAAAGAGTGGTTGGAAGAATAACCGAACATCCATCAGGAAGTGTTTTCTTATACGAAGAAGAAGGTGGTTTATTACCTATCGAATACGTAGTTTCTGAAAGTATTAACGAACTTACAGCAAGCTTAGTTAGTGGTGAGATAGTTCCTCCTACTGTTACTTACGTTGATGCTAACACAGGCGATGATTTGACAGGTGAAAGAGGAAATCCTAACGCTAAATTCGCTACTATAGGTGCTGCTCAAAATGTAGTTATTGGTGGTGATAAGATTGATATTGCTGGCGGTTTTTATCCTGGAGAAAGCAATCTTGGAAAAGATAACATAACTTATGACTTTGCAAATGGAGCTGTTGTTGAGGTGGCTGCAGGTCAAACATTGTGGAATGACACTGTTAGAGGGTATAAGGTTAAAGGTTTTGCTGTTTTCCAAACTGCTGAAGCAACTCCATCATCAATCTTGATTAATTTATTCCAAGGAACATCTGAAACAAGATTTGAATTCAAGAGTATTACTGCCGAATGTACTTACGCTGTTGTGAACTGTTCTAACTCTGGGTACGGAAGAAGTATTAGAGGTGAATTTATAAACAACACTTATAGTGGTACTACAGGAAGAGGAATGAGATTCTCTGGTGGCGGAGTTAAAGATGTTGATATCAATCTTATATATGCTCACTGTAATGTAGAAGGAACTACTTACTTTGGTTCTACAGGTGAAAACGGAAACGTGTTCACATTTGGCGGAAACTCATACACAATTTACTTGAAGTGTGGTGATATCACGAACACAAATGCAAACAACGTGGCACCTATAATGTTCTCAAGAACAGGTGTTGCAGGAACGTTACATTTCAATGGAAACATCAATGCAGAATACCCTGTTAATACTTGGCTCTCTGCAGGTCTGCAACATCAAGGTGGTAGAATTTGGTATGAAGGTGAGATTAACATAACAAATGGTTCTGCTTACACAGGATCTAATTTCGGTGCAACTCACTTATTCAGACATATTGGTGGTAGATTTAATTCTATAAACAACTCTGCTGTTGTGCTACAGGGTACAGGTCCAAGCGGAGATCAACTTTCTTGGGTATTTGATGGTGCTTATGAGTCAGTTAATCCTGAATTACAAGCTACTTGTGTATTAGGTCACAGTTTATGGGAAGGTCAAGTTTTCTTTGGCATGACTGAAAGATTCTCAATCAAACAGGGAACACCTGGTAAGTCAGCTATACGATTCGTTGATGCATACGGAGGTGCGAACCTTACCTTTGGAAACGGATTTGTTTACATGCAGGATCCAGCAGACCTTATCATAGAGGGTGCAGGAACTCCACAGTTTGACGTACAAGGAATTGTTTCTTCAAACGCATCTGGTATTTATGCTGGTGCAACTATAGTTCCAGCAGGAGCAATAGTAAGTGATGTAAACTTTAAAGACTCTCCACTTCCTACAGATGTAACAACAAGATGGACTGTGGTTCAGTGGTAAAAAAAGATTATTAATTTAAACTAAAATAAAATGATTAATACAGTAATTAACAATGTAGATCAAACTACAGAAGGAAAAGGAAGACAAGTGGTTGTTGAGTATCACGACACTGTTTCTGGTGACGTTAAAACTGCGAACATTGATTATGATTCATTAAGTGCTGCTGAGAAGACTAAGGTTGATGATTGCGTATCAATGCTTCAAGGAAAACTTCCAGCGTAAATAACTTTTAAAACAGAATAATCATGGCTAAATTGAAGCTTAAAGACATAAATAAGGTAGGTTCAAACATTGAAATATTAACCATTAATACGGTTAAACCAAACGCTCCTGAGTGCTACTCTCTTAATGCGGTAAAATCTGTTATACCTACATATACAGAAAACATTGGTACAAGTTTACAAGATAGAGCACCTTACCCATGGGTTGATTTATTTATGATAACTGTTACGTTTCACAATGAGCATGAAAACCCATCTATTAAGTTTGACCTTAGAGAGGTTAATAACCAACCTACATGGACTCCTGATTTAGTAGGTCTTATTCAGGCTGTAGCTGACATTTGTGGATGGCAAACTCAAGCTGCAGGCGGTGGGGTGCCATTTGCAACAGAAGCTACATTGCAAGGTGTTTTACAAGCTATTCAGAATCATCAAGATTTTGAAATGAAGCTTGTTCGTGATACCGGTAACGGAGATAAAGTTGTTTGCGAGGTTGCTGAGTACGATGAAGGAACAGATACTTACTCTTATTCTTACAAAGATGTAGGCGGAGCTGCTTACGTTCCAACAGGACCATTAGAGTATTTAGATCCTGAAGCTACATTGTTATTAGTTCTCACTGAGCTTCAGTCATTAAACACTCCTGTAACAGGTGTAGTTCCTGGATTGATAATAGCTAACGCTCCAGGCCCAGCTTCTGTACCTGCAGGAAAGCGTTCTGTTTCTATTATGAATACAGGGGCTAATAACGCAACAGTATTAGGACAAACATTAAAACCAGGTCTTAGTGTGACATTTCCTGAGTTAAGCTTAAGAGATACTTATGGAGCTATAAGCTATGACGCACTGACAAGTGAATTAACAATTTCAACTGTAGGATAATATGGACATTACAAGATATTTACCAGATAACGAATATAAAGCTGCCTTAGCTGCAAATGCTCCGACAGCTTTAAACCCTTTTGCTACAATAGCTGATTTATCAGGTTTGGGCGGAGAAGATTTAGCAGCTACTTTAGGAATTGGAAATACTACAGGTGGGAATAATATAGCTTTATCTGTAGCTGGTGATTATGTTAGTTTCACAAATACTAATCATGGCGCTATCCTTAGAAGTTTAGACAATCTTGTTAATGTAAGTTTAATTACAGGTAACTTCTTTTTTCAAAACAATATTGCAAATGGTTCTGTAAGTTTTGCTGCTAATGGAACAAATGGTCAGATTAACTTTAATTCCATGGGTGGAATGAACTCTGACAATTTGCTTACTTATAATAGTGCCGTTACAACTATAGCTGCTATTGATGCTGCAGCACCAAGAGTTCTTGTAAGTAAAGAGTGGGTTAATTCTAAATTACCAACTCCTGATGGAAGTATATATGCTAATGATGGAACTATAGGTGCTGGTAGAGTTGCTACTTTAACAAGCACACTTGATTTTAGTGGTGCTTTAAGATTGAATGTAAATGGAAGCACAATATTCAATAATAGTTCTGTATCTACAGGGGATTTACAAATAAAAGGTTTAACTGATGACAACTTATTTAGAACAGACGCATCGGCTGATACGGTTCAGATTGGTAGTTCAACTTCTAATTCCTCTAAGCTTTACATTGAGCACACAGATACATTAACAAACGGATTATACGTTAATAATGCTGGAACAAATGCTGCTTCTTATGGTATCAGATCAAGAGTTGTTGGTGCAAATTCTGGCAACGTAGGATTATACATTACTACTCAAGGCGCTACAAATAATAGAGCTATCTATATTGATGGTGGGGAGATTTGGCAAGCAAATGAGGAGGTTAAAAACACATTTGGGTATAATGTCCCTGCTCACTTACAAGGAACATTATCGGTGGGTATGAATACTGCATCTACTCAAACTACTAATTTTGATTCACTATTAAATAATAGTAATAACGGAACTTACTATGGTTATCGTTCAAGAAACTTTAGTGGTGCAGGTGGAACAGGAACAGTTTATGGCTATGAAGCCAATATAACCACAAATGCTGCAACACAATATGGTTATGTAGCTGTCATGCAAGCAAGAGGTAACGCTAAAGAATCAAACGGTTTTCGCTCATTCGTGACCTCTATTGGTGGTGTAGCACAAACAGGGAAATTAACTGCGGGATTTTTTACCGCAGGGGGTGTAAGTACAGCTACATATAATGATTTAGTTGGTATTGACGCTTCTGCTGATTTGAATGCAGGTAATATAACTGCTAACAATCTAACTGCTGCAGACATAAGTTCTACTGTAAGTAATGCTTCTACTGTAAACAATGATGTTATAGGAGCTAAAGTACAAATTACAAACTCTGGAACGATATCAGGTGACCAAATCGGTATAGATGTAACTATGGCAAATTCCGGAACATTAACAGGAACTTTACTTGCTGCTAAATTCAATGCAGATATTGAGATTACAGGGGGAACCAATGGTACTATCTATGAAGATAGAACCTCTGCTGCAAGATGGAGATTATATATTGATAACAATGGTGTTGTTAATACTGAATTAGCTTAATAATATTTTAAAATTATAAATATGAAAACTTACACAATTACACAGAATGGTAGCTCTAACGGAAATGCTATTGCTCAGCCATTTACTATTGAAGTACATATGATGATATACAGAGATAATGAAGCTGGTTCAAGGCTTGATATTTCTGTTTGTACTAAAAATGGTGGTGATGATCCATGTGATAATGATGACATTCCTAATGTAACATCTTATGATTTACCAGCAATGTCAACAAGTAAAAACAATGACCTTTCAAATACCTTAGAAGTTCTTCTTGAAGAGAAGTATCCTGGTAAGTGGTCTTAAAATTTTTGATTATGCCAAAACATTTAACCGAAAATGATAAAGGGGCCGCTAATGGTGTTGCTTCTTTAGGTGGTACAGGAACTATACCTGCATCTCAAATACCTTCTGGTGTTGGAGTAGATTATGCTTCAGGGAAAATTGTAGATAATACAGACCCTAACAACCCTGTATTCAATGAGAACACTTATGTAGAAGAATCGACTATTCTTGCTGGTTCTTCTTCGGGTTTATGGATTACACGTACTTTAGGTTTATCCTACGCTAATTGTGATGTAGAAATGAAGGTTTATAAGTATGCTGATAATACCATTAATACTTTTGGTGTTAGAGAGTTTGGAAGTACAGTGCCTAAGTTTTTCCCAATAAGGAGACAGTGCACTCATATGGAAGTGAGGGCTGATGCTCTTGGTAGAATTGAAATACAAGCAGACAATAACAATATTATATTTGAAGTAACCGGTAAAAAAGAAGTATTATGAGTTTATTAAAGACATACAATGTTTCAGACATTGCTGCAGGAGTTTTAAATATCAACAAGCTTAATGATGATATAGAATCTTCTGGTTTTGTTACTGATTACGAAAATATCACCCTTGTAAAAGGAAGTAATGACATACCGCTTTATGGTGGTTCATTTAATGATGAAGATGGTGTTGATGATATTGTAGCAAATCACTTAGCTAATACACTTGAGGAAGTTAAAGCTCAGAAATCAAATGCTATTGACGCCAAGACTGATGAACTTGTTTCTTTAGGTTATACTTACAAGTCAAAACAATTTTCTCTTTCTCCTAATGCTCAAACGAATATTTTAGCATTATTTGTAACGAAAGATAGTCCAGCTATTGTTTATCCTATTGAATACAATACTTTAGATGATGCAGATAATTACTTTGTAACTGATGCTGCTGATCTTGAAGCAATGTACTTGACTGCTTTAGGAACTAAAAAGGCACGTATTGATTCAGGAACAGCATTAAAAGACCAAGTTCGTGCTGCAACAACTATCGCTCAAGTAGAAGCAATTATAGATAACAGATAATGTGGACTTTAATACTCATATTGGCTTTAATACTCCTTGTAACCGTTGGTTATGTAGGGGTTTTATTTACGTATGTATTAGCTCTAATCAAATGGGATAAGAGTATCATATCAAGATACCATAAAGGTTTAGCTGTTTCCCTGGATCAGTTAGGAAATGTTCTAATGGGACCAATGTTTAACAATATTTTAATTTCCTCAAAATCAGACTATAAGTTCGGAAATCCGGATGAAACAATAAGTTCTGTGTTAGGAAAGAACAAAAGAGCTGAAAATTTACTATATTTGGGAAAAAGATTGGATGCTTGGTTAAATGGAATTGATCCAAACCACAGTATAAAATCAATCGAAGAAGACGAATAATTTAAAACTGAAATAAGATGAAATTTGAGAACAAAGAAACTAAGTTCACAGAAGGTGAGAAGAAATTAGGTTACGCTGACTTAGCGTTAACATGCTTAAATACTATCCCTCAAGGCGGACTTTCTCCACTTGAAATGGCGGATAGATTGAAAGTTATTAACCCATTACGAGACATGGAGATAGGTAAAACACACAAACTTGAAGAAGCTCATCACGAGACCTTAAAGAGCTGTGTAAATATCACTAAATGGAAGATGGTTCATGAGGATATAGTTGCCTTCACAGATTACGTGAACAACATGAAATAAAATGAAAGAGAAAGTGTCATTTGTTGGATTTGAATTAACAGCATTTTTAATCATATTCTTTTCGGACATCAAATCTGCATTTATTGCAGTTGGATTCCTTATTATGATAGATACTTTCACCGGAATTTGGGGCTCTTGGAAGACCAAGGGAAGAAAATCAATAACATCAAGAAGAGCTGGGCGTATAGTATCAAAACTACTACTATACCCCCTCTCTATTGTTGTTGCAAAAGTGGCTGAAAACTACCTATCACCATCTATTCCATGGGTGGATGTTACTACCGGTATTCTTGCGGTAATAGAGGTTAAAAGTATCTTTGAAAACATAAGTATAATTCTTGGGTTTGATTTGTGGGATAGAGTTAAGAAGGCTCTATGGAAGGATAAGGTGGAGGATTAATAATGCCTGAAGAAGTTATAAGAAAAGCAGGTGCCCTTGGTAGTGCTATAACAAGTTGGGGTAAGATACTATTTGTTACAGCAGCAATCATAGGTGGTGCATTCATGACTTACTATCAAATACAACACAATGCGATTAAGAACGATTCTCAGGATGTAGAGCATCAGTTGATGAATGAAAGGTCAGACAAGAGATACAAACGTGCTATGGGGACAGCAGACGAGCTTAAGAAAAAGGATAAGGAGCATGATAAAATGGATCTCGAAATAATAAAGGAGATATATTACATTAAAGGTAGGCTTGACCAAATGGAGAAAAATAACTAACTTTACTGAAAATAAAAAAATTAAAGTCATGAGTTTAGGAAAAACAACAGAATACAAATACATCAGCTTAAGACCAGCAGATAATGGTTTTATATTAGAGTATGATGAAGTAAAAGAAAAGCCAAACAGCTTAGATAGTAGGCAGCACTTCAACAGAAAGAAAGTCTATAGAGACTCTGAAGAGGAGTTAGACAAAGCAATGGCTCAAATGAAATCCATGTACTTGTTTAATAAGACAAAGAAAGGTGGAGGAGCTCCTGACCTTTCTATGCCTGAAATGGGTTAATATTAAAACGGATCATCATCTTCCGATGGCTCTTCGCCAGGAGGAAGTATTTCCTGAGCCTCTTCAGTTTCTTCTTTTGTATCAGGCTCTATCTCATCAACCATCTTATCGAATGGTATTTCAACCGAAACCATGTTTTTGCCTGACGTAGGATCCATGGTAAACTTAATCTTCAAAAACTTACAAAGGTCTAATACTGTTTTTGTATCAGCTTGTTTAACCATTTTGAATTTATCTCTTAGAGCTTCTTCGTTCTTGCCTGTCTTTTCACAGATAACCTTTACAAGCTCGTTCATGTCTTTTTTATTGCTTAACGCAACAGAATATCTTTTTCCTGACATATCTTTAGTTTTTAAATAACAAAAAAGCTGCCCCCGAAGGAGCAGCATTTAATTTTAGAATGGCATATCATCATCATCCTCAGCATCACCAGCAGGTGCAGGTGCAGCGTTTGGAGCTTCTTCTACAGCAGGAGCTGGAGCAGAAGCAGCTTGATTACCCATGGACAATGGCTCTACATTGTGATTGATACCAACATCCCATGTATGGTAAGGATTAGAACCTTTCTTAGGTTTTTGTTTTCCTTTCCACTCAACACAGATAAACTGTCCTGGCTTGATCTTAGACATCGCATCATCAAGAACACCTGTCCCCCAGATAGAAACTTCCTTATTTTCACCAAGATCACCAATTATATGGTCCTCATTACCTACGCTGTCCATTTTCAGCTTGTGTACGTTTGAGTCACCATTCTGTCCATTGATGGTTTCAGTTCCAAGGAAATACCCTACAATCCAAGAGTCATCTCCAGCTTTCAACTGTTTCAGATTATCTTCTTTTTTACTACCGGTTTGTTTGCATTCCCAAATAGGTCCGGACTCACCTTTTACACTTTTAAATTCATCTCTCATGATTCATCTAATTTATAGTTAATAATTAATTTTTTTTCTTCTTTAAATTAGCTAAGCTATTAGGGTTCATATTCCTTTTTTGCTTAGGCTTATTGTTGTGCCAATCAATAACCTCAGTCCTAACTTCGTTTCGGATCCTATGCTTAAATAGTTTAAGCTTCTCCTCAACAACAGATAGTCTTTTTACAGCCTCTGTGACACTTTCTTTGTAATTAAACACCTCAAGCTTACCGAGTGGTACCTGAAGGTCTATAAGTTCATTCATAATATCCATTAGAACTATATTTTCATCTTCTGGATGTTTGCTTATTAAATCTCTTATTTTCGCTTCATTGCTCACGTTTGTATCTCAAGTGTTCAGTTCTTACGTTATCTTTATTCTGGACTTCAAGTCTGACTTTGACTTTCACCCCAAGTGTTTCAAGCAGCTTAATGAGTTGTGACTGCCTTAGAGCTGGAGTACTCACAGGATCAGGATGCCTTAAATACGCTTTCTTAAATGCGTGTGCGGTAATTCCTGCTTCCTTTAACACAAGGTTCAAATCAACATCAAGTTCTTCAATCCTTGCGAGTATAACCTTCTTAATCTCTCCTGACGATACTATTAAATCATAATAATATGCAGGAGACCAATTAACCTTGGCTAACGTTTCGACCTCATATTTTCTTTCAGGTCTCTTTTTAGCCATTACTCAGGTAAAGGTACAGCCCCTATTCTTAACGAGAAATCTAAATGGTTTTCTTCTATATGTATCTCAGGCGAACTTTTATCATTATCCTTACCTTTCATATAGATGACAGTCTTGTCTCCTTTGATAGAACCGTTTTCAAGCTCAAACTTACTCTTCTTCCAACCCCTGATTGCTCTTATTTCGTCTATCCTAATGGTTTCAAGAACAGTTTTCTCTCCCTCAGTAACAGGTTTATTGTTATCTATAGGATTTCTTACTGTTTGTCCATCAGAGTTTCTCTTCTTCTCTGCTACTATCTTCTTTACTATTACAAATTGTGCTTCCATTGTTCTGTGTTTTCACAAATGTAGCAATAATTACGTAATATCAAAGAATAATACTAAAAATTTCTTTTACCGTATTCCGCTAATAGCAAGGAATCTACCTTTCCATCGTGAGGTTTTGTTGCTCTCTCACTCTTTCTTAGGTCAACATCAGGAAAAAGACGTTTAACAGCTTTTAGTGATGTAGCCTTAGTATCGGTTTTGTATTTAATTTTCCCAGCCTTTGTTTTCTTACCGGTATTTATCTTCTCAATTTTGATTCCTTCCCACATAACCTTCTGCCAAGTCTTAGGAGCTACCTTTGAATAAGGCATTCCAAGAGCCACAAGAATTCCTTCGATATGACCGTTGTTTTTACCAAACTCGAAGTTTGACTTAGCTGACATACCGAATATTGAATGAACATCTTCCAATACCACACGAACATCTTCATCTGAATACTTCAATTTACGCAGTATTTCGGTGTAAGCATTCAAGTCAACTTCAGTACCTATTTTTGGCACAGTGGTTGCACTTACTTTTCCATTTGCCTTAATGTAGGCTATACCTCCATCCTTTCCAGGATCTATTCCAATATATATCATAATAAAAAACAAATTAAATATCCAATAACAACACCCACAACCCCTAATAAGAAGCCATCGATGTCTTTTAATTCGGAAACATGAGTTTCCCACTCAATGCGAGGAATATACCTCTTTTCCAATATCCATTTAATCATAACAAATCGTAATTATAATCGTTAATAATTTCTCTTACATTCAACCAGAACGGATCATAAGTAATTTCTGTCCTGATTATGAATATCCCTCTATATCTTTTGCTTTTTGTTGCATCGATAATAAAATTAACGCAATGTAGAGCTTGTCTCTTGGATCCATATTTATCTACCTTAAGTTTTCCATATATATCATCCATAGGATTCATACAGAGCTTATATTGCTTCATTTTGTAGATTATATCTCTTGCTTTTAATTCTGCTAAAGTCATAATAAGTCAAATGTTTGTTGGTTAGTATTACTTTGTCTCCTGTAGATAGGCTTAGTACCATGCTCTGCAGCATTGTGGCGGTAAGAACTACGAACAGTATTTTTAATCTCAGAATGTTCCAGGCTTGAATACCTTCCATGTATCATTACAACAGCAAGCTCCTGTTGCATGCCTGCCCTATTCAATAGGCAAGATAAGTGAAAGATAAAATTGTTCCTGTTTCCTTTGTGATAGGAACCGGTCTTGCTATTGGAAACCCATTTCACAGCAGTATCAAAAACATGCTGAGAGTCATTTGAAATCTCAAGATCATCACCACCTTGGTTCACAGAGGTAAAGGCACTCCGCTTCTCAATCTCCTCATAGTCGATAGTAGTGTCTACCTCAAAAACATGAGCTTCGTCATTATAATACATATCGGGATCAAAGCTCATAAAGCATAACCTCGATGGGTTCTTGCCAGATGGATCTATCTTGATGTCGTGGTGATACTTCATGTATTCTTCAATCTGCCTGAAGGCGTGAGATTTGTGGAATTTAAGCTCAGAATTAACCTTGATCAAAACCTTTAATCCGTAAGATGGAGACTCGAAGAAGGCTAATACGTAGCCATCCTGCTTGAGTTTGTTCTTGTACGAACTAAGCTTTGCTCTCGATATCTTATCAATATCACAAACAACGATGCCAGAATAATCACAGACATTTTCATCAAGCCTTCCTTTTCCATCGAGAGAACCTGCAAACGTAACTGCAGGAAGGTTTTTCTTCAAGTTTTCTCTTGTCTTCTTATCTGATTCTCTTCTGTACCTCTCAACTGCATTCTTCCACTCACCTTCAGAAATTTTCCAGATAACGTCAAGGACGCTAATCTTTTTGGAAGTATCGTAATCCCTGACACCGTTGAATATGTTTATGAATATGTTATCCATTAAGATGTTCTTTTAGAATTATTGGAGCACAACCCCATACTTGACTACTTTCGTTACCATCTCCATTCTGAAAGAATACAGGCTTGTTAAAGTTAACGAAAAATGCTTTTATCTTGTCCGAATCAATAGCACCCATGATAGCTGCAGCATACCTCATATTAAGGCCTACAACCATATCTTTATTTTCATGGTTAGAAACATCAAGAATCTCTTCAGCTTCTCTACCAAAATCCTCATTATCACTCGACAATTTAAGCTCGTCACCCATTACCTCTATCCTTAGCGTTGCTTCATCAGAGTTGGCGTAATTCACCATCCTTTTAGTAGCCATACCAAGGTCATTCTTATCCATAATCAAATATTGATCATCGTTATAAACGAAATACTTATCTATCTCAATAACACTTGTTACCTCAACAAGCGATGACCTTAACTCAAATCCTTCTACTTTAAAAAATACAGCTCTCTTTCCAAGAAACATTTCAATGTCGCCATGTCCTTTCATCTGAGCAAGAGCCATAGAGCATTCTTTGGGAAGAACGAAGCTAAACGGATCATCAACATTCGTATCTACTAAGCACCTACAAAAGAAGAACGCCCCATGAGTCCCCGAAAGGATTAAGTTGCCATCTATTACATTGAAAGTAATTCCTTGAAGCTGAGGCCTCATATCTTTCCAATCAACCACCTTTGACAAAGTGGTTATGTGAGGTATAATCTTACTCGCTAAATTTTTGTATTCTATAGCGTCTTCAGGAACTTGCTGAGGTATATAGTCTTTAGGATTCTCACCGGTAAGCTTGTACTTCTTTTTCCCTGCAGAAATATTTAAGATAAATTTCTCTGGATTGTAATTGAAATTAATTTCCTCTTCTGTTAGCAGTTTAATGGTATTCATAAGTGTGGTGCCTGGAACGCAAATTTTCACCGCTTCCTTGGTTGTCACAGTCATAAACCCTTTCATCTGAAGCTCACTATTCCTTGCGTACACATCACATTTACCATCTTCTTGTATATCGAATAAGAAGTTATAGTTAATAGGTATTACATTCCTCGTTGGAAGTGCTACCGAAAGTGTTGTTAAGCAAGTACTTAAGCTCTTTCTGTTTACTTTTATTTTCATATCGTATAACCTTTTTGTCTCATTTCTTCTTCGTACTTACGTACATTTTCTTGTCTTTCAGCCAACGAAATCTTTTTTGGCATTGGACCAGAAACGTCAAATATAACATTCTTCTCTTCGCCCTTTTTTAACATGGTGAATGTGGCATTGATGTTATCCTTAAGAGACTTCTTTACTCTCCCTAAATAGGTTAATGCCTTGCCCTCTGCAAGTATGGTGTCAGCCATAAATTCAGGGTGCTTGATTTGTACTCTTACTTTTCCCATAATCGTTAGTTTACCGAGACAAATCCTGCCTCTTCATTAATATTATTTTTTCTCTCATAGTCAGCCACAAGCCTCTTGAATAGCTCGTTAGGTATTTGGTTATAATGAACCACACCCTCTTTACCATCATCAATAAGACTGTTGATGTCCTGAGTCTTGTCCAGGATCATGCTGAATATGTGTTCGTCAATACTATCCTTAACTATCGTATAGTAAACATTGACATTTTCTTTCTGTCCGATTCTATGAGCTCTTTTATATGGCTGCTCAAGGTCATCAGGAGTAAAAGGAAAGTTAACAAATATAACATCCCTGCTATTAACCAAATTAATCCCCACACCAGCAGCCTTAAAATTCCCAAGAAAAACATTACAATTTTCATCTTTAACAAATTTTTGAATAGCCTTATCCTTCTCGTGAGCATCCATCCCTCCGATAACCTTTACACACGTTTCCTTGTAATGCTCTTCAAGAGCGAATATAGGGCCTCTGTAGCCAGAAAATACAATAACATCTCTACCTTCCTCACGAAGCTTGTCGATAAGAGGTATAATGTTTTGCACCTTACTCGTAGCAAGAATCCTATTAAGCGTATGGATATTGGCTTTGATTTTACCTTTAATAGCGTACCTTTCCTTATTATCTGTAGCGTTCTCAAGCTCCATCTTCTGAGCGTAAATCTCTTTAAACTTCTCTTCATACTCACCCTTAATATCACCCATTTCAAAATGGTATTTTTTGATAAGAAGGTCTGGAAGGTCTAAACACTCTTCAGCCCTCTTTCTGATCATGAAGTTAGATATTTTAAGTCTCAGCTTCTCCACATTCTTTGCACCAACAATCTTGGCCCCACCCCTACCTGTAGTACTTACGGTATAGTTTCTAAGGAATGCAGCATAGTTGTTTCCAATAGGATGATTACATAGCTTAAAATAAGCAAATAAATCATTTATACGGTTCGTTACAGGTGTTCCTGACAACAAGGTAACCCTCGCCTTTGGAAAGCGTCTTACAAGCTTCTGAGCGTTCTTGTAGTTCTTTGTCTTGATGTTTTTAATCTTCTGACATTCATCGAAAATTATGTGACCTACATTGTACTTTGTCAAGTGATCAAAGTGCTTATCAATCATTTCGTAGTTAATCACTACAAATCTCTCATGAAAAGCGTAGATACACTTACTCTTTTTAGCATCCAATATGGTCCAAAGCATCTTGTCATAACCCCAATCATCAGTCATATCATGGAACCAATTCCATTTTACACCTGCAGGAGCCACAACGATAGTCCTGGAGATGCCTAAAATCTTAGACAAAGTGGCGGAAGTGATCGTCTTCCCTAACCCTTGCTCAAAACTCAATAGATTGTACTGTCTGTGTATCATTAAAGACAATGACTTCTTTTGATGCTTAAACAGCTCTCTTGAGTACTTTGTCTTAGGGTAGTAGTTCTCTAAGAAGTTATTGTAAACCTCACCGTAAGCCCTCTTGAGCTCCCTGAATAAGGTTTGCTTCTGGATAGCATAACCCTGAGACATCATAAGCGTAGGGAAAGACCCCATAATGAAACCATGAAGTGATTGAGCAGAGATAACTCTGGTGTCGCACACATAAGCGTCCCCCTGGCTTTGGAACCCTATGCACTCAGCAGTATCTTTCTCTTCATCACTCCAGATTTTATGGAGTCTAACCCTATACCTATCTATAAACTCAATGTTGTTCATCTTAGAGTGTGTCTTGTGGTGTCTGGAACTATTTCATAAACAGACTTCTCCTTCTCATTTAATGGTACAGGAGCAACTTTCTCATAAAAAGTGACACTACCCTCCATTAATCCAAAAGAAGAGCTCTCAATGAATTTTTGAGTAACAGGTTTTTCACCCTCTTCAAATGGTCTGTAAGAATACCAAAGGTCCTCTCCTTTCCATGTTATATTTGTAACCTTATTTCCTGCTGGAACATCAATTCTTGCGTCACCACCAAATGTTCTTGCTCTTTGATTCTCTGTGCAAGACAACAGAGCTATGCCAATACATAGTAAAAACGTGTACTTTTTCATCTTATCTTGATTTTAATTACTACTCTACTTCTGATTCAATAAACTCAACTTGAAGGTCTTTCTCTCCATCGAAGTCCACAACCTCGATAAGAACTTGGTAACCCTTCTTCTCAACCATTTTAAGGACGAAGTTCAGTATCTTCTTATCCAACAACGAGCCATCCTTGATGATCAATAACCTCAAGTTAGGATTCATAGCCATAGCTATCTTCAATCCTACACCAATGATGGTCGATGATGGATGTTGGTTCTCGTTAAATGGAAGACCTTGGTAAAGAATCTCGTCATCGGAGAATGTAAGGTCTTTAACCGGTAAAGGATTTGCTTTGAACACCTCAGCTTTCTCTCCATCAATAGCTTTATACCTTTCAGTATAAGTCTCAGCTTTACTTTCAGCCTCTTTAAGCTTGGTGTCCATATCTTTGCATGCATTAACCTTGTCGAACATCTTGTTATGCTCTGAAATCTCTTCAAGCTCCTTGGAAAGGTTTTCCATAGATGGTCTCTCGTTCTTTTCAAGCCAAGCGTCACCTTTCTTAATGTCATTAGTAAGTTCTTTCTGTTCAGACTCAAACTCTTCCAATTTCTTTTTAAGCTTATCTATCTCCTCATCAACATAGTTCTTTCTATCCTTCTTCATGCTAAGTTTACTCTTCACGCCATCATACTTAGATATCTCCTCACCAATCTTTCCCATCTTTTCCTTAATCTCGGTATCATCCTTCTTCTCGGAGTACTTTTCGATTTCTTCAGGATCCATTTCGATGTCCTTCAATTTAGCCTTGTAACTATCGATGTCTCGGTTGATATCAGCACGACTGCTATATATCTCCTCTTTCTCATTGTCGAGCTCTGTGAGCTTGTTTTTAGCTTCCTGTGGTAAAAACCCTTTAAGGATCTCAATCTGCTCTCTAACACCAGGTTTTGACACCTTGCCATCCTTAGTCAATCCTAAGTTGATGAACTCCTGAATATCAAATCCGATATTACCAACGATAGATTCAACCATTTTTCTGGCACCCTGAATCTTACCACCATCCTTATCAAGGATAACTACCTTACCTTTCTGATTCTTTTCGGTAAAGTGCACACCAATGTTGTAGTGGTGCTCCTCACCATGGAGGTTGCCAGCAACAACAATCTCGATCAGAGCTTTCTCTTCACCTTCTTTTATTGCCTTTGATGGTGTTAGTTTAGCATTTGTCGGAGAACCTACAGCTTGAATAAAGCTTGATTTACCTGCACCATTTTTACCAACAATCATGGCGGAACGCCCATTGAATTCTACCATCTTCTGAGAGATATTTTTAAAGTTTTCTATCTCTACACTTAATACTTTTAATCCTTCGTTTTTCATTTAATTTTGTTTTAAAGAAACAGCAGGAATCAGGCTTCTGTGATGGCGTAGTACCAACAGAGCTCAAGCCTTCATTTGGTTATCGTCTAACTGTCCTGCTGTTAAGCGTTAATATTTTCTAATCTTTTCTTGTTTTGAGGACACACATGAGCTACAGGACAATAGTTGTCACATCTTTTATGCTCACCCGGCCTCTCTTGAATGTAAGCTCCTTCATAAGCAGCTCCATCACCTTTTACAAAGGCTTCAGCCAATCCACGAGAAGGGAATACTTTGATGGCTCTTTTTCTACCCGGAGCTGTGACAGCATAATTTGTTGCTGTGGCCCACATCTCTTTAGTGGTGCACTCAGGTATTTTACCATGTAATTCCGCATCCTTATGGAGCTTAATTCTTTTTCTCATGTGATCATGAATGAACTCATGAGATTGTAGTTTGATAGGGATAGTTACCACAGGTGTCTTAGGGTAACCTTTCTGAAATCTTTTCCCTGGAGAGAAATCTCGGAATATTGCGGTGATTTGTGATTTTTCCACCTCATGTCCATTTTCTCTTAACATGTATGCGTAGTAATTCTGCTGCCCTACCCATTTCTTAATAGCTTCAGGATTCATATAAGCCCAAACTGAAGTGTTCTTATAATCATCTAATAGCTTCAAGGATTTAGTGAACCTATCAAAAGTTCCTGAGACAGTCATTCCATCTATAGTTACAGATAGAGTAGTCTCAGTTAAAACATCTTTATTCTTATGGTCTGGATAAAGCTCTTCTATAAGATTATACATCCATTTAGCAGCCTTTTCCTGATCATGCTTCATTAGAACCTCTGCAGCCTCCAAAAGCTGTCGTGCCTCTCTATATTGAATTTCACCAAGTTCAACAACATAGTGGACAGCAGTACCCATTAAGGACCATATCCTATCTACAACATCCTCTTCGGTGTCGTGCTGTTTTTTAAGCATTCTAATTTGGGGAGCGTCAAGAAGTTGAGTAACTGATATATCACCCATTGTTCGGTGATTATCTACTTGACACGCTTTTACAATAGCGTCAGAAATCCCATATTTGTTAGTAATTATTGTTGCCATCTTTTCATCTTAAATCAGAATTCAAACATAGTTATTTTAATCGAGATAATCAAGCTATTTACGACTTAATATCCTAAACAACCCAAGAAACATTTCTTTCGTGTCGTCATTGCTGTAAATCTTTGGTTTATCTCTCTGCCCAAGAACAAGAGTTCTCCATTCAAGATCAAGCATGAATCTGTCAACATCCTTAACTTCTTTACTCATGGGATATGGTAAGTCAAACTTTTCACATATCACTCTCTGAAGGTTTTTTTCAACCCTTTTATAGTCTGGCAGCATCTCTTTAATTGGCGAAGGTATATCCAGCAAATAAGCCTCAGAAGCGTCATGCATTAAAGCTTCAAGTTGCAACTCTTTACCAAGAACATAACCAGCACACATAATACTGTGTCTTGCGACAGAGTAAAATACAGGAAGGTGCCCTCCAAATCTCGGCATATTAGAAAGTGCATGAGCAATGTCATCAATAACAATATCATCAGGGTTAGGATCAAAAACGTTAATGTATTTCCCTGTGAAGGTTCTTATTTCTCCTTTAGTGTAAAGCTCTTCTCTTGGTTGTTCGTCTTTATTCATTGGTTATCTTCTTTATATTTCCAAATAAATCCTCCTGCGGACTTTCTTTTTCCTTTGCAGTTTTTTGTTATGCCAGATGAGTCAACTCCTGTTTCTCTGCATGCTATAGCTATAGAGTTAAACTCTTTAATCAATTCCATGCTTGGACTATATTGCAATACAGCAGAGTTAATTTTATTATTTATTCCACTTCTCCTGTCATCTCTACCTTTTTGAATGTTTTCTTCACATGTCATCAGTTGAATATTTTCATAACAATACCCTATAGAGTCGTTTATTCTATCTATTGAAGGTCTAAGTTTTTTGTTGTAATTTGAATGAACCCATACACCATACAGTCTCTTGAAATTTTCTTGTTCACGACACCAATCTATAAGACCTTGAAGACTGTATTCGGGAGGGTTGTGCCCTCTTTTTATTGAGTTAGTTCTTTGTTGTGAGTATATTTTAGCTATTAGTCCATCCACTGATCTATCTCTCTTCTTTTGAGATTCATCCTTGCATAACTTGCAGTTTCCATAAAGACCATCAGGGGTTTGGGAGCTTTTGTAAAACTCACTTAAGTGTTTTTCAATACCACATTTTCCACATGTTTTCATAATAAGATACGTTTTTGTTTCACGTTATTAAAGAATCGGAGCAGGAACGTGAACCTTTTGCATGCAACCGCTAAATTGCAACTCCGATGTAAATATAAGAAATTATTTCTTATCATAGCTAACACTTTTAAATGTGTGACCTGTTTTAAGCATCTTTTTGTATTCTGAAGAATCTGGAATATTTTCTACACCAAGCTCTATCTCTAAAAACATTATAGCATCATTTACAAACTTAACAAGCCTCTCTTTTGGCATTGAAGCCTTATCTTCAAGGTACACAACCTCTTCTCCATCTTTATACATTAAAGCTTTAGCACACTCACATTTTAACAAGTAATCGGCTTTAACTTTATCCATAGATTCATATCCTGCGTCAGAAAAAGCCCTGACAGCCACATCGAGCAATGGACCATGGTAGTAATCAAATATCGCTTGCTTTGTTCCTTGCTTTACAGCAGGTCTAAGCTCCATTCTAAGCTCTTTACCTGTGTTCTCAGACAGATACTTAAAGAAGTCATCATTCTGTAGGAGTTCCCACAATTTATCTCTCAGGTTGTAACCCTTTCTGGGTGTGAAGTTAAAGTGTATTTTCATCCTTTAAATATTTCTTTTGCCTTATTAAAGTCCTCCTGAGCTCTCTCCTGCTTCATTTTTGAAACATCGATAATCATGCATTCAGCCTCAGTAAGAGGCTTCATTTTATGCTTCTTTCTAAAAGCATTATACTTCTCAAAGCTCTCTTCAGGAAGAGGAAGAAGGTTCTTGTAGGCACTAAGAGCTCCTCCTTGAACATTCATCAACTCCTGCTGACTCTGGTGATTCTTGATAAGAATAACACCCCTGTTAAGATCTTCCTTTTTTATGTGGAATTTACCATCTTTGTCGTATCTCATACTAATATTTCATTTAAAGTGAATAAGATAATCCTGTATCGAGGATCACCGGTTTCGTGTATTTTAACTTTAACATACTCCCTGAACATTTCAGGATGTAGGTTAGCTTTCTCTCTGTTACACTCAAGGCAACAGGGAACGGTATTGTTAGGAATACCACCCCTGATACCATAAGCCTTGAGGATAGACCTTGGAACCAAATGAT